CAGATCCTCCCCAAGTTGCACATCGAGTCCATTTCGACAGCACCGCGCTTGCAGCACGCTGCACAGGCGGACTCAAACAGCGCATCAGCCTCGATCTGCTCGAACGGCATCAGCGGGCGGATCTCGCCGACCGGGATCGGCTCATCGGTCGTGTAGGGGATGGGGGGCAAGGTAATCATGTGGGTTCCTTTCTCGCCCGAAAGTAGCGAAGGTGTTTTGAGATTGCGGACCGCGTCTCAAGGGTGGAGTTTGGCGTTTTGCCGGCCCTGATCATCCAAAGAGTGCGGATCGAAACGCCCGCTTTTTGTGCGAGCGACTTGATCTGCACAGTGCTGAGCCGTTCTAATCTTTCCTGGATCTGCGTATTTTCCATGCTCCTAATATACTGCATCACTATGCACTTCATCTAAGGGTTTTCCTGATGCAGATTTTTGCATTGCCTTGTACAGTACATCCATCGCAACGACGGGAGAGCGGGATGGAAGTAGCAGCTTATGTGCGTTACACGGTCCGAGGGATCGGCGACTGTCCGCAGTGCGACAACTGCGGCAAGACCAATCTCAAGTCGACTGTGATCCTTGAAACCGAATGCGGCGCATTGGTGAACTTCGGTTCCGACTGCGCAGCATCGTCACTCCGTCAGGACTACCAAGGCAAGCGGTATCCGATCAGTCGCGCCGCCGTCATCAGCATGGGGGAAAGCGCTAAGCGCGGCGAGACGTTCGCCTGCTTGTCAGTGCGGGCTGTCACTGGTGGAGTAGCAGTATGAGCGCCGCGGAAATTGTGCGGGCCGTGCGTGCGGCCGCAGGCGCCGCTGGTGACGTGAGCGGCAATTGCGATGCCGCCTCCTTCAACGCGGAGCGCGGGAATCTTAATCGCGCCGCCGAAGAGCTTCAATGGGCGGAGGACAACCTGCGGTCTGCGATCCACAGGATTGCAGATGCACGCGCCGCCATCGCCGCAGCTACTGGGAGCGCATCTTGAGCAGCCACATCGAACGCAACGCCGCTGCGCACCAGGCTCACGAGGATGCGGAGGCTGATTTTGAGGCGGCGCTAGATTCTGTCCGGGGGCGTGCGCATGCCGAACTTTCGGTGACTTTCATGCTCGCGCTGAATGAGGCTGGTGGTGAATCGCCGGTTCCGCTGCCTGATCGTTGGGAGAGTGGGAAATGGCAAATTCGGCATGAGCCAGTCGATCATGCGATGGTCGATCTCCTGATCGAGGATGCCAGTGTGTTGGCCATGTTGATGAAGGCCATGGAGACCTGCGACACGAAAGACATCCGGGCGCTGAAGGTCTGCGCGGCGCTGGCATTCGCAAATCGCCGCGCTCCCGGCATGGCTGAATTCGACATGCAGCACGCCGGAGGACTGAGGGAATGAAGCCCGTGAAATTTTCCAACCTCGCCGATGCCAATCAGTACGCGAAATCGGTGGTCAGCGGTGGCCTGGGCGCTCGCGTCGAGGACTGCGGTCGGACGGTTTTTGTGTGGGTTTGGTCCCGCGAAGGAGAGTACGCATGACGCCAAAATGGAAGGCCGCATACGACGGATTCGGAAAGTATGAAATCAGCGAAGACGTGCCGGGCGGTCGGTTGATTGCGGAGACGGTCTATTGCCCGGAGCACCTAGGGCCGAAAGCCCTAATGAATGCTGGCATCAATGCGGAAATGTTTGCCCAGGCGCGAGAGACAGGAGCAGAGCGGGACGGGCTCAGGGAACTTATTGCGGAATTTGTGCGGCATGCGCATGGTGTTTTAGAGGAAATGAAGGTCGAGGGAATAGACCAATATTACGCTGCCGACCGACTGCGTGAAACCATCTCCAAAGCCATTCGACCGCAAATGGAAGCCGAGACCCCGACGGACTCGGCGCGGCTCGATTTTATCGAGGAGCACGCACGGTGCGACCCGAAGATGGACGGAAACCATACCTGGTGGCCGACTTCATTCGGCGACCGACTCAGCGGCCCGACGCTGCGTGCAGCAATCGATGCCAAGATCCGAAGCTATGGAGACACGGAATGACCGACACCGAACTTTTCCAGATGCGCGCCGCGATGAACGAGTTCGGAGGGTCATTTGTGCGCGGGCTTTCTGTCGCGCTTTCAAGGGCCGACGCCGAAAACACTCAGCGCATTCTGGCAGCCTTCCCTGAATTGGTCGAGAAATATGGACCCGGATCCGACGCCATCAATTCCATCGAAGAGGATGCAGCATGACGACCCCGCACGACACCGGCGGGCCGGCGTTTCCCGGGGTGGAGAAAGTCGATTACCCGAGCTGCAGCATCGAGACGCCGTATTCCGGCATGTCCCTGCGCGACTACGCCGCGATCCACCTGCCCAAGGATGAAGGCCCCTCGGTCCACCTCGCCGAGCGCCTGATCAACCGGAGGCTGCCGCAGCCGGCCAATGGCAAATCCCCCGACCCGATGGAGCTGGTTCTATTCTGGGCTGACGCTGAGGCGGCCTACCGCTTCCTGTTGGCCGACGCTTTCATTGCTGCGAGGGCCAAGGCCGCGGGAGGGAAAGGATGAAGGCAATCACGCTCCAATATGGCGAAATTGTCATCGCAGTAGTACCTGAATTCTGCAACGGCCCAGGTTGGTCAAACGCGCCAATCATGGTCTACATTGCCGGAAATCAACGCAAAACGCTGAGAACCGTCTACATCCAGCCTCAGGACCAAACGGCAGAAATGCATGCTCTTTTCGGGCCTGGGGCTGCGATGCACACGGCTCTTTTAAGAACAATCCCCACCAAGGAATCAAAATGCGCATCAATCTGAACACCACCATGCACCGAGTGACGCCAATGGCGACCGAGGGGGATCTTGATGCTAGGGAGGCTGAACGCCAGACGATGACCTACCGCGAGCGCTGCGGCCATCACCTCGTGCACCTGACCGCGATTGCATCGCTTTTTGCCCTGGGGGTGATGGCGATGTGCGGATGGCTTCCGGGAGGAATGCAATGAGAGACATGGACGAAATTCGCAGTTTGAATCAGCGTATCGCAATACTTGAGGCTTTACTCGTTGCGCAGGACGCCGAGCTGGTGGCCGTGACGACGGGCTATGTTTGCGGAGACTCCGGGCGCCATTACAACGAGAGTTTTTGGCTTGAATCAAAGCCGCCCTTGCCTAGGGGCGCCAAACTCTACGCTGGCCGCCCGCCCGCGGCAGAGCAGGCGGAGGCTGCCACAAAAATCGCCGACCTCACGAAACGCCTGGCCGAATGCGAGGGTGCCCTCGAATGCTGCGGGCATCCGATTGAGCAGGCGGAGGCGCTGAAGGATGCGGCGCGGTATCGGTGGCTGCGCGAAAACACCGGAGAGATTTCCACCTCATCGTTTGAAGACGTGACGTTTTTTGGTCCTGTCGGAAACCAGTCTGACGCGGAACAACTCGACAGCTTGATCGACGCCGCCCCGCATCCTGACGAGTGGAAACCATGAGCCGCGCTTATTACATCATCGATGGCGAGCAATTCGATCAAAGCAAATCGCCATACGCTTTCTTCGGCCCCTATCGCCGGACTCGGCCGCTTACCGTCACGCGCTGGAATCGTCTGATGCGCTGGATGCGAAAATTCTTCCGCGGGCGATTGCCGTAGTGCTACATTGACCATAAGTTGGCTGGTACCCGACATGAATGCGGAGCCCTCAAGGTTCGGCGCTCACTCCTTCAGTGGACACACGGTACCAGCGTGGAGCGTCAGAACCTTGAGGGCTTTTTTATGTCTGAAAAAACACACTACCGCAAGGCATTCGATTCACCTTATCTGTCCAGCGCCGACATCGTGGAGCCGACCGTATTGACGGTGAAGCATGTCCGCCTGCAATTGGATCTGACGAAGAAGACCAGGGATCTGTTCAACACGGCCTTCTTCATCGAGACCGAGATCCGCTCAGGCGAGAAGCTGAAGCCGATGATCCTGAACGCCACCAACTCCAAGACGATGAAGGGGCTGACGAATTCGGCGTTCATCGATGACTGGGTGAACGTGCCGATTACGGTCTACGTGGACGGTCAAGTGCGATTCGGAAAAGAGACGGTCGAGGGGCTGCGCATCAGCCCGCACGCACCGGAGCGGAAGTCACTGACGCCAGCAAACCGCAAGGGGTGGGCAAACGCCAAAGATGCGTTTAAGCGCGATGGTGACTTGCAGGCCGTACTGGGTCGAGTTGACATGTCAGAAGAGCATCAGCAGCAGCTCATGGATGAAGTTAAAACAGAAACGCCTCAGCAGCTAAAGGCTCTGGAATGAAGTTCCACGACGTACCGCAGAACACCGACGTATGGCAAGCGCTGCGCCTCGGCAAGGTCACGGCATCGAACTTCTCTTGCATCATGGCAAACGACGGCAAGGCATTCGGCGACCCTGCAAAGCGATACGCCTTACAAATTGCCTTGGAAATCCTGACCGGCAAGAAGGCCGAATTCAGCTTCAGCAATGAGCACATTGAGCGCGGGCACGAACAGGAGCCTGTAGCCCGGATGCTGTACGAGGCTGAGCGGTTCATCAAGGTCAACAATGGCGGTTTTTTCGACTGGGAAACC